TTTGCTAGATGCTAGTTTTGGAGAAATTTATATATCATCAAGTGGTACAAGTTATTCTTCAAATGCCGCATTTATTTCAAAAGTAAATAATAATTTAATTTCAAAAGAAACTATTATTTTAGGTAATAATTTATTGTCAGAACAAATGGCTTCTGCTGAACTTTATAATGAATTATCGGCATCTTGGGGATTTAATTCAGTAAGTGCGACATTAACAAGATCTGGTACATATTATGTAAATGGTGCTTCATCAATTAAAGTTGTTCCTACAGTTGCTGGGGCTAATGTAATAGTTTCAACAGATGGATTAAATAATAATCTAACTCCTGTAGTGCCGGGAAGAATTTATACTGCAATGGCAAAAATTATTTCTAGTCCAACTTCTCGATCTGCACAGTGTGAAATTATTTGGTTTTCTTCACAAAATAATTCATCCTCAGTATCTATTGCGAGTGGAACTACTTCTAATACAGTAAACGGCGCATGGATACCTTTAACAATTTCTGCTTCTGCTCCTATGAATGCTAATTATGCAGCAGTAAGAGTTAAAATTAATGCGACACAAACAGCCGATACACATTACATAGACTGCTTTGGCCTGTTTGCAAAAAATGTAACAACATGGACAATGCCTAATAAAAATAATTTGGACGCTAATGATGGTTCTATCCAAACATCAACTGATCGAGCAAAAAATTATTTATCTTCTGATAGAAAATATTTTCAAATGTATGGATTACCAAAGGTAAAAATAACATCGAAGCGTTCATCTACAACAATTATTAGATAGTTTTGTCAACATGAATGACAGAAATGTGCATTTAACAAGAAAAAATGGTAAACTCATAGTATGAAAAAGAAACTTATTGAAGAATATAATTGGGGTGTTTATGTATGGAAAACACCTGATAAAAAAATTGTACAGAATCAAGACGGTCAGGTTTTAATGGTTATGTCTAGAAAAGACGATTTTGTTCAGATGGAAAAATTGCGTAAGGCAGCAAAGTCTTATGGAGTAGAAGAAGGCTCACCCTTGTTCATGGGTGGACATAGGCCAATTACAGATGAAGAGCATGAGCGTCAGATGGATCGCCTACTTAATGGCTTGATCCCAGATGATTTAGATTATGCAGCAATAACAGAAGACTTAAACACAAGGAAAAAAAATGGAACACTCTAGGAAAGTAGTCGATGATAGTATAGAGGAATTTGAACAAAGGATCTTTATTAAAAGTAGCAATGATCTTTCATCAAATTTTGAAACTGTCACAAAAGACCCTTTTAATGCTGAGCCTAAAGAATTATCAAAAATGGTTGGCTTTAATTCTTCTGCAAAAAGAAAACTTTCTAGGATGGAAAAAGTTTATGTAGGTCAGGGTGGGGCTGGAACAAAACAGGAAGATCCACTAGCAATTAATGGTTATTCTATTTTAGAGGTAGTCATTCCACCATACAACCTTGATTATTTAACTAAAATTTATGAAATGAATGCTGCTCATCATGCGGCTGTAAATGTAAAAACTTCAAATGTTGTTGGTTTGGGATACGAGTTTAAAGAAACTAACCGGACTCTTGATAAAGTTGAAGACGTGATAGATGAAATAGATAAACTTAATAAATTAAGAAGAAAACTTTCTAGAATGAAAAGTGATCTGAGAGACTATCTTGAATCATTAAATAATGAAGATAGTTTTGGAGAGGTCATGAAGAAAGTTATGATTGACCTTGAAGTGACAGGTAATGGTTATATTGAAATCGGTAGAACTAATACTGGCAAGATTGGTTATATTGGTCATATTCCTTCACACACAATGCGCGTTAGAAGGCTGCGTGATGGATTCATTCAAATTGTATATAATAAATTTACATTCTTTAGAAACTTTGGTGACACTAAAACTAAAGATCAACTTGGCATAGATGTAACTCCAAACGAAGTTATTCATCTTAAAAAATATACTCCTACAAATACTTTTTATGGAATTCCTGATGTTCTATCAGCCACTAATGCAATCGCTGGCGATGAATTTGCATCTAAGTTTAATATTGATTACTTTGAGAATAAGGCTGTTCCTAGATATATTATTGTTGTCAAGGGTGCAAAACTAAGTCCAGATTCAGAAAGAAAATTACTTGAATTTTTCCATACAGGTCTTAAGGGAAAGAATCATAGAACATTATATATTCCTCTTCCAGCAGATAATGATAATTCTAAGGTTGAATTTAAGATGGAGCCGGTTGAGGCAGGTGTTCAAGATAGTTCATTTATGAATTACCGACGTGAAAATCGTGATCAAATTCTTATGGCACATAGAGTGCCAATTTCCAAAGTTGGTATGCCTGAAGGTGTTTCGTTAGCGAATGCAAAAGATGCAGACAAGACCTTTAAAGAACAGGTATGTCGCCCATTGCAGGATTTTGTTGAAGATAAGGTAAATCAGATAGTTAAAGAATTTACTGATGTTTTTGTTCTTAAGTTTAATGAATTAACTCTTACTGATGAAGACACTCAAAGTAGAATTGATGAAAGATACCTTCGTACTCAAGTTCTTATGCCTAATGATGTTCGTAGCAGAAAGGGTCTTCCTGCAAGACCCGGTGGTGATGCGCCATTACTACTTAATGCTCAGGCTAATGCAGAGCAAAAAACACAGACAACTGGTAACAGAAATCGTGATCAACAGCGTCAAGCAGCGGCTCCAGATCAAACTGGAAATGCGAGAAACCCTAAAGGTGACGGAAGGCAAGTATAACAGATTTTGATTTATTTCAATATGTTGTTATTATTTAAATAAGATGGACATTCAAAAAGCCGAATGGCATAAAGATGGCGATAGAATAAATATTTCTGTCCCCTTTTTGAAAGTAGATAAAGAGACTAGAACAGTCTCTGGATTTGCTTCGCTAGATAACTTAGATAGTCATGGTGACGTTGTAACTGCACAGGCTTCACAGAAAGCATTTGATCGTTTCAGAGGAAACTTGAGGGAAATGCATCAGCCTGTGGCAGTTGGTAAAGTTGTTTCATTTAAACAACAAAATTTTTATGATAAGGCTAGTGGACAAACCTATAATGGTGTATTTGTAAATACATATATCTCTAAGGGCGCTCAGGATACTTGGGAAAAAGTACTTGATGGTACACTAACAGGTTTTTCAATTGGCGGTAATATTATAGATGCTAAGGATGAATTTAATAAAGAACTAGATAAATCTATTAGAAAAATTAATGATTATGAACTACAGGAATTGAGCCTTGTTGATAATCCAGCCAATCCATTAGCGAACATTTTTTCAATTCAAAAAGGAATTGATGGTCTTATTTACAAAGGTACTGCAACAGAGATAGAAACAGAAAATGTTTTTTGGTGTTCTTCAGATGAAATTGCTATTTCTTCTAATTCAGATACATCAACCTGTGCAGTATGTAATGAAACAATGACAAATATTGGTTGGATAGAAAGTATTGAAAATACTAAATCTGAAGATGTTGGATCAGTTGTAAATAAGTATTTAAATAATAAAACCAAAGGAGGTACAGACATGTCTAAAGAACTCTCAGTAGAATCAACAGATCTTGAAAAAAATGTTGATGAAGTAGAAGAAATTGATACTGAAGAAGTTTCCGATGAGACAGTAGACGTTCTAGAAGAGTCGGATTCTGCTGAAGAAACTGTTGAAGAAACAGTAGAAGATGATGTTATTAAGAAGTCTGCTGATCCAGAGGTAACTGAAGATTTCGATCTTGTAAAGATGCTAGATGAACTAAAACAAACAATCAGTGAAAAAATTGATGCCGGTGTTGCAAAAGCAGTCGATGGAGCAGGCGTTAAGGATGTTAATCAGATTATCTCTGAAATGAGTGATCACATGAACAAATCAATCACTGATCTTAGTTCAACTTGTGCGGATCTTTCAAAGTCGGTAAGTGCTTTACATGGCAGAATGGATGCTTACGAGTCTTCCACTGCTGTAAAGAAATCTAATGACCCCGAAGGGGCATCAGAAGAAATAAAAATCCAAAAAAGTATTTGGAATGGACACTTCCTCAACGTCCAAGACCTATAAAAAATTTGAAAGGTAGGTGAAAAGAAATGAGTAATGAATTACTTCAAAAAGTAATTGACACAACGGATCTAGGTAACAGTACTTCTGATAACAGAGGTCTACTATACCCAGAACAATCAAATAGATTTATTGACTACATGTGGGATGCTACAGTTCTTACAAAGGCTGCTCGCACCATTCGTATGAAGTCAGATACAGTAGAAATTGATAAGGTTAATGTCGGTCAGAGAATTCTTCGTTCTGCTTCACAGGCAAGTCCAAGAAACTATACTACTGGCGACTCCGGTGCCCCAATCATGAATGCAGATGCTTACTTTTCAAAGGTTTCTTTGACAACAAAGAAACTACGTCTTGACTGGGAACTTTCCAGCGAAACACTTGAAGACAATATTGAAGGTACTGACCTTGAAGATCATATTGCTCGTATGATGGCTACACAGGCCGGAAACGATGTAGAAGATCTACTTCTTGCAGGAGATACTGGATCATCAGATTCACTTTTAGTGGCTTTTGATGGTTTCTCAAAGTTGGCTAAGGCAGGTGGTTATGTAGTTAATGCTTATAACTCTACGCTAGGAATGGGTGTCTTTAATCAGGCAATCAAATCACTTCCTCGTAAGTACAAGCAGCGTCGTAATCAGTTGAGATTCTTCACAAGTTCAAACTTGGTGCAGGATTACCTCTACAACCTTGCTATTAATACTAATGCTACAAACTTTGGTACTCCATTTGATATTGCTTCTGGCGTTATCCGTGGCGATGTTGCTGCTAATGATGGTGCTGCTGGTCAGATGACACCATTTGCATTTGGTATTCCTGTTATCAGTGTTCCGCTGATGCCAGAGTCTACTACAGTTGGAGAACTTCACCTTACATTCCCACAGAACTTTATTGTTGGAATTAAGCGTGATATTACGGTTTACCGTACTTTCCAGCCTAAGAAAGATACAATTGAATACACTCTATACATTCGTGTAGGTTGTGCAATTGAGAATCTTGATGCACATGTTGTTGTTACAAACATCGGCCTTGTCGGTGCTTCTGGAACTTCATCAACACAGGTTGTATCCCAGACTCAGGCTTCAGGTGCGCTTTCAAGCCCAACTGCTGCTACAAAGTTGATTTCATCAACAGTAGTCTGATAATTTCAATCTTAGGAAAGAGAGGGCTTTTGCCCTCTCTTTTCTATTTTCTGATATAATTATTATAAATAGAAAGGTAAAAAAATGTCATTTGAATCAATGAAATTGGATGAGTTAAAAACAGTCGCGGAAGGTTTCGGCGTTGAGTCAGAAACTGTTAGGACAAAAAAGTCTCTACTTGCACTGTTAGATGATGAAGGTGTGACCTTTGATCTGTATGAAAAGTTTTTTTCAGCAGAAAAAGATGAACCGGATGAGCATCTAGATAATTTTCAACTACAAACTCAGCAATTAAATATTCCAGAGCCATCAAGCGTCACGGTACTTGTTAAGATGGAAAGATTTAATGGAATGTATCAGACCAATGGTTTTACTTTTACAAGACAGCATCCTTATGTTGCAATGGCAGATTGGCAAGCGCAGAGGATTTTTGATGAAGAAGAGGGTTTTAGACCTGCAACACCAAAAGAAATTCAGGAATATTATTCCTGACCGGAGGCGTTTTAATTGCACGAAGTATTTAGCAATACATTTCATAAGCATGAGATGATTTTTTATAAAAACAATGTTGCTACTGATACGGATTCGATTCCATCAGTAAAAGTTTTTGATGCGGATACAAGTGCATCAATTGCTACTGGAACGGCTATTAATGAAGAAGGCTTAGGTCAATACTATTATCAGATCACTCCAACTGTTTCTTCAGTTGATAGAAATTTGCTTATTCAGTGGTCGTATAGTTTTAACTCAGTTTCAGCAACTGAGAATAGTTATGCTGCAGTAGTTACTCCATATGCTACTCTTCCAGAAATAATTTCTGAATTAAAAATTGGCGTATCTCCATCGGATGAAAACTATATAACGCCGGAAGAAATACTTTTTGCTGAAAGAGTAGCAAGAATTCAGATAAATAATTACTGTAATCAATATTTTAATAAAAGATATGATAGTCAAACTGAGTATGGTGTTGATTCTGATTCTCTTTCTCTTACTGAGAGAATGTTATCAGTTGATGAAATCTACGAAGATGAAGTTTTAGTATATAGGGCAAGTGCTGGATATAATATCCTTGGCGATAGTGTAATTGTTTCTGATACTGGTAAGACTATTAATATAATTAATGCTAATCTGCCGGGGGATGTCCCACGAACAAATTATTCAGAATATCCAATTTATCGATCTTCTACTGGAAGGTTTAAGCAAAATAAAAGATATCGTATTGTAGGAACAATTGGCTGGCCTTATGTTCCACAAGATATTCGTGCTGCGGCAGTGATGCTTGTTTCAGATTATCTAACAAATGATTATCAGTGGAGAAATAGATATCTTAATAAAGTTAATTTGACAGAAGTATCGTTTGAATTAAATTCAGCAGCATTCTCTTCGACAGGAAATGCTATTGTAGATTCAATTTTAGACCAATATAAGAATATTGTGATTGTTGTAATATGAGAAGTATATATATGTCATCAGTTATGAATATGTCTGCTGATATATTTGAACAAGAAAATTCTCAAGATTCAACTACTGGAGCAATTTTAAGAACGTGGAAATATCAAAAAACAATAAAGTGTCATCTGCTTCCTCAAAAAAGTTCTGGGGCATCTGTAAGATCAGACGGTAAAAAATTTAATGATTCTAATGGTAAGTATACTGAAAATTTACAACTTAGAGGAAAATTTACTGATAAACTATCAAAACGGTGGAGGATATCAAATATTAAAACATCCGATAATCAAATTGTATTTACAGAAACTGATATATTTTCTGAAAATCCCACTATATTTGAAGTAGTATCATGCCACCCTATGACGGACCCGTTTGGAAGATTTGTCTTTTATGATGTGACTCTTGAAAGGGTGAATGTTCAAGATAATGTTACAAGTTAAAATTGATTTAGAAAAATTTGATCGACAGATTTCTAAAATAGAGAAAGATCTTGGCAGTATTCCTAGTAGTAGAAATTTAAATAATATTACTCGCGCAGTATCATCAATTGCTGCTAAGCAATATATTAAAGATATTAATATATCAGCAAGAGCGAGGCCAAAAGAATTTCATCATATATATGAATGGAAATATACTGGAGAAAATGATTATAAACTTTTTAAAATTAAAAAAACAGTTTCTTCTAAAAATACTGCAGAATTAGATATTGTTTTTACAAATTCAAAAACTAAAGTGCCTATCGCAAAAATATTATCTACTCCTAACAAAAAAGGGAAAAGTGTTCGTAAGAGTGTTGTTTTTAAAAACAAAGCGCAGGTTATGGAATCTGGTCAATCAGTACAATATGTTACCAGAAATATTGTTACTATCCCATCTGGGAGAAAAATAATTTTTCGTCCAAAGGGCACTACCATTACGATAAAGAATCCCGGTGGCATTAGAACAACTAGATCAGTTGAAAAATTTACTAATAAATGGGAATCTTCAAAACTTGGACCGGCAATTAGAAAAACTGGTATCTTTGATGAACTTTCAAAAGATATTGCTAAAACAATGTCGATGAATAATTATAACTCATCTGATATCTATACATGTATTAAATTAGTATGTGATAAATATGACAGACTATCAAGGAGTTTTTAATGGTTGATTACACTAAACTTCCATTTTCAGATATTAGAAATTATATGTGGAATCAACTTACATCAGCGTCAGTATTATCTGAAACAGATTATTGGGTTGAAAGTTTTAGTTCCTATCTTAATCCCATTATTCCATCACAACAAGTACCAGAATTCCAAAATTTTGTCCCAGATCAGCCCTATATAGTTTATGATATAGAAAATACTGGCTATGATTCTCAATTTTGGATTTGCACAGACACTGCAACATTAACATTAATTGGTAAAAAATATTCAGAATTATGGTCTATGTTGGAAGTTATCAAAGATGTATTCAGACGTTTTGATATTTCTGCTAGAGAGGTAAATAAATATTCTTACGGTTCTCCATTTAATTTTCATTATATTTATGTAGATAGCATTACTTCCCCAGAATATGGAAATGAAGAGGGCGGTTATTTATACGCAACAATAAAACTTTCTTACGAATATACTAGAAATATTAACTCAAACTATAGATATGCCTAAAGATAAATTTATGGTAATATAAGAAGTGAGGAAGTGTCACCAAGTTATTTAAAAAAAATAAAGGTGGTGAAAAAATAAATGGCTACTCCTAACGTAAAAAACGTGATCGTCGGTGCTGCTAACGTCTTTGTTAGTGCATCATATGGTAACAACAGGCCAGCAGAGCCGTCATGGAACACTGCATCTTCTGCAGCAACATCTCTCAGAGGTTCTACTAGTTCGTGGGTTGAAACTGGTTTAACAACTGAAGGTATTGAACTTTCATACGAACCAACTTATGGTGAAGTTACTGTTGATCAGTTGCTTGACGTTGCTAAGATTTTCAAGCAGTCCCTAAAGGTTACTCTTAAGACTACTCTTGCTGAGGCAACTCTTACGAACCTAGAATTTGCATTTGGTAATGCAGGTACTGTTGCATTCAATACATCTTCAACAGTAATGTCTCTACCCGCAGGTGCAATTGGTTCTGAGCCAATCGAAAGAAGTTTGATCTTCGTATCTCAGTATGCTCCAGATGGCCCTGTATGGGGTGCATCTGGGTCTGCCGATCTAGTCGCTGGTCAAAATACTGAAAGAGTGTATTTTGCTCGTCGTGTTGTTTCTATGGAAACTAGTGCTCATTCGCTTAAGCGTGATGCTGCGACAGTATTCCCTGTAACATTCCGAGTTCTTCCAGATACTGCAACTACAAATGCTGGTTCTGAATATGGAAAAATTATTGACAGATTGTACACTGGTACTCAGTTCTCAGGTTAAGAATCTTACAATTTAATAAAAGTTCAAGGCCGTCCATTGGGCGGTCTTGTTCTTT